TGGGACGGATATCGCTCCGTTTCAGCGGGGGATTTGCACCTATGTGAACTCTATGAGTTCACATACCAGCAGTCTACGCCAGCCACTAAGTGTCGTGCTTGACACTCCCGACAACTTGTCGGCACTCCCATCTTAGCCAGATATAAGGGTTTTTGCAATTAACCTTATAATAGCTAGGGAATGAGACTTGAAGGTTTTAAGTTTAAACCTACAACCGTGCTCTATGGCTCGCACCGCCCCGAGTTGATCAATCTCGGTTTAATCATTTTTGTATTTTTAGGGTTTATGACACACATAAACAAGTAATACAACTACAAGTAGTAGGATGCAAAAGCTATGCCTTAAACCACTTACAATACTAGTTACCATATTCTCTCTAGGATCAGTCCCAAAAGGATATTTTTGCCAATTTTTTACAGCTGCGATGACCTTTGGATCAATAGGCACACCCGGGGCTAGTTTCATACTGAAACCATTTAGATCTTGATGGAACTCTGTATATACTGCATCCACATGAGGTTTACTTATGATGAAATACAGACATAATATGAGAGCAGCAATAACAAACAACCAAGCATTATCATTCAAAACACTCAAAAAGGAAGTTTCTCTCGTTTTTGTCGTGTTGGCATGAGTGCCACTGCCCAGATAAACTTTTGTATCCACAGTAGGCGATCCAGACCATTGACAGTCCGAGCAGACACAACCAGAAGAGTGTGTTATTGCTGGAGCTTCCATTGTAAGCTAAAGGAGAGTTCCTATTATACGTTATGCACTTAGACCCGTCTCTATAAGTTCCTCCGTTGGAAAACTTATGTATGTTGTCACCAGAAGTGGTAGAATGTTTTTGGTTCGACACAGACAAGAAGATAAACAAAGACACTAAACCTATAGCTACGACTCCCGGCCAATATTTATTCGGCCTCGTCGGGACGGTGCTCTTCACCATAGCAATGTGTGTCTACTTCTTCGCCCTCTCGCGTTGCAAACATAAAACTTACCCAGACTTCTGGGTCAGCTCTAATACTTAGCAGCTTTCTGTGTCTAGTAATAGCGACCAAGCGCAAATGAGGGTCTGAAAAAACTGGTTTATCGTTCTCCCTCACAAACAATGACACACTTGAAAATGTCCTGCCTTGGACACTAGACACAAGAAAGGCTTCCACTTGCACTTCAGCGAGATCGGCTTTTGTTTCTTCAGTAAAGCAGAGATTAACTTCCGTATCCTCTCCTTCACCTTCGTAGTCACCTTTCACAATTTTATCTTCGCCCCCTCTTCCTTCTAAGGAGAAACCTTGATCTTCACAGAACTTCGCTGTTTCAGGACCGAAACGATGACTCGAATCGCTTGAAAAGACAATAGGCACATGCAACCACTCCGGACTTGTCAGTTTGTTTGTGTTACCTTGCTCTCTGTCACCAAACAATACAACAATCTTAGCTCCTAGTTTCCTTTGCAAGAGCAAGATTTCAGCACTTTGAGTTAATGTATACTCATCGACTAACATAACATTAAAACTTGACGGTACAGCCGACAACAACATTTCCTCTACTGAAAATACTGAGGGTACACCTGCAAAGTCACCTTTCAGTTCCTTATTAGCAAGCAAACAGACAGAATTCTTTAACTTTTTCTGCACGTTCTTCAGCAGTGTACTTTTTCCTGAGCCAGGGACACCGCTTACTGTTCCAGCTAAGAAATCGCAAGACGGCTTCAACTGCCTAAGCTGGATCAACTTAGACTGAATTTGGTTCCTCTCTTTCTTGCAACACGCCTTTTCGCGCAGGGTAGTAAGGTGTCTGTCATACATGCCAATAAACTTTGATTTCTCAAATACATCTGCAGGAAACCTCTTCATAACTTTGCCCGTATGCTGGAAACCGGCCTTCAGAGCTTCTTCAGATAACACTTTCAGAGGGTCGTCACCAACAAAATTGTCAGATCCCAATCTAACTTGTTTGTGACCTCTTCTTTCCTCCGACTTTTCAAACTCCTCTCTCCTCATGTCCTTCATGAAGTTTTCGACAAATTCTGGAGAGTAATAGTCCACAGGAGGGTACTTCTCCGCCCACGTTCGCGTCTTCTCTTTGTTTTTGTTCTTCTTCCTGGTGTTCTGCAATCTCTTATCGAGCTTGTTCTCAAGGTTGCGTTGCTCGTCAACTTTCTCCAGAAGATAGTCAGTAGCCTGCTTAGCATCCATATTCTTCACTTTTTCCTCCAACTTCTTCTTGCTGAACGCCCTTCTCCACTCCATGAAAGCTGTAGATCCGCAACAACAGATTCACAAGAGAGAATACGACATACTAGAAACTGAAAAGTTAAAAGTATTAAACAACTAGAAAACAGTAACAAAAACACAGAAAAACAATAAACAAAACATAAACAACATTCAAGGCATAACTCCCCAAACGATATATGGGTAATCTCGCTCTATCGCGTCTATCAGTGCGCGCACCTCCCTGTTAAGCGCTTGCCCCCGATTTCTAGCCTGCAAGTCAACCCTATTATAGAGATACAACTGATCCGTCAGTTTGTTCCTTATATCTCTAACTCGGTTGCGAAACACCGGCAATCGATCACTATAATGGTACAACTTATCATTCAGATCGTCAATGGTCTTTTCTGCAGACTCTCGATCACGTTTAGCTTGAGCTACGGTATCTGCATGTTGCTGTTTCAACTGGTCTAGGTGGAATTGCAGACTATTCCTGGCTGAAGTAAGAGAATTGACTTCGTACTCAGCGCGGTTCTTTTCTGCACTAAGTTTCAGTCTCTCTTTCTCTATCATTTCCCAGGCATTCTTAAACTTTTGAGTTTCTCCTTTCCAGTATTCCACAGTCTGTCGGAGTGATGTCTCTACAGAAGAGGTAGTTCCTGCGCTAGCGCCCTGTTGCTTAGAAATCTGTAACCTCAGCTCAGCCACAACAGCCTTTTGCTCCGTCACTTGTTTCTGTAGCTCAAGCGCTTCTTTGCGTAAGATATTTATCTCCTCCCCTTCACGACCATCCAGAATCAACTGTGGATCATCAACAAAACGTTCCGTACAAAATACGTAACGCGACCACAAACGCAGAGGCAAGCAACCACCAAAATCAGACCAAAGAAATACATCAGAACATCTGATGTACTCAGCTTTTACGACACCGCTCGCATCGACCAAAGCCTGCTTAAGACCTATCATAACCTGACCATGCATGTTCACAATTTCCCGGTGCATCCTTAGTTTCTCAAATAACTTAAGCAGATCGGAACTCTCAATCACGTTGGGACAACCTTCAACAGAAAGTTTGCGATGATTGGACAGAGGGACACTACCCACAACCGCTCCCTGAACAAAAACCATACCAAAAGGGTTTGGTTCAAAATCAGCACGCAACACACACGACTTACTAAAAGTTTTTAACCTATGCACAGTAATATGACCTGGGAACTTGCTCTCCTGAGTTACGGCCAAAAATAACTCAGGAGCGTCGACTTTGAGTATGTCGCTCATGGTGCACCACCGCCACCACCACCAGCAGGTGGAGCAACGACAGTCCAGTTGAGACTGAAAGTCTCTTCAAATAACGCACGATCAAACTGTTCAGCACCCGCCAACTCAATGTCTTGCACCAAATACCGATAGTGCAAGGAACCGTCTCTTAAAGGCTGTTGGTCCCTCACAGTATTGACACCTCTCTGAGCAACGATGGCTTGGTTACCGCCCGCACCAGTACTCACAACTGGGGCGTTTGGACGACCGATTTCCACGTCGCGATTTTTTCCCTGATCTGCGGCAGCAATCAAACTTAATAACTTCTGTTTAAGCTCAGATTTTATTCTAACGAAATAGACTTCGGTATAATTCGTACTGCCGAGATTACCCCGGGGGCCTGGAAACCTCACGGACACACCAGCAGGTAAGTCCTTAGGAACCCTGTTAATGAAGTCAGCAACCTGAGAACGCGAACTGTTGACTTCAAAACTCACCCCTCGCAGATCCGCTAACAAGGTTTCCCAGTGATCTAAGCGAATCCACCAATCAGCGTTAATCCTATTCTTAATAATATGCTGGCGCCACGGATCGACACCGTAATGTCCTCCTCCGCGACTAACCTCAGCAATGTTAGACATAAGGATTAACTAAGTAACCGATAAGGGCCGGCCCTGGTATTCGCGCTCCACTACAGACGAAAATGTCAAAACGACTGACGGGCAGAGCCGTGCTCAGTCTCACGAAGAGAACCGTACAGAAGTTCTGAACGTCGTCACGAGTGGTAAACACAGACACCGCCAACCGATGGTAGTTCCACCCTCGTCCTTAAGGCGATAGAGGTAATCCACGAAATGGTAACAGAAGAAGAGGCAGGGACAAAGCCCAGTCGCGAACGAACTCTTCTTTTCCTACACGGTCGTTGGACACCTTTCAACACCCTAAGGTGAAGAGAAATGGTTTGGATACAAGGGATGGTATGGTCTCTAGTCGTGCTCCGCTTCACGCTACACTGTAAGAGAACCGAATAC